GTTGGGAATGATACACAAGGAAGACCTATTTTTTCGTGCAATCTGCGGATCAAAAGGGCGTAACAGTTAAAACAATAGGAGGACATTATGTCAAATGCGGTATCTGGTGTAGGTACGACTTTTAAAAGATCGAACATGTTGAGCAGCGCGACTTTTGCAGCGATTGCAGAGATCAACAGTATCAAAGGGCCGGACAAGAAAAGAAATGTCATTGATGTTACCAGCCTGGATTCGACTGGTGGATATCGGGAGTTCATTGCTGCCTTCAGGGATGGCGGTCAGGTAGTAATGGATATGAACTTTACCCGGGATGGTTATGACGACATGAATGATGACTTCGAGATTGAAACTCTCGTTGATTATCAGATCGTCTTCCCTGGATCAATTGGTACATTCGAGTTCTCCGGCCTTGTAACCGACATCGGCAATTCTATTCCATTGGACGATAAGATTACTATGTCAGTAACGATCAAAGTCAGCGGCCAGAGTGGATTCCAGTCCACCTAAAAAGTAGTTCAACCAGCAACAAATAACCAAGAAGAGGGAAAGAATGAGCGAAAAAGTATTGGGTAAATTTGATGTACTGAAGGCCACCGAACTGAAGAGAGAATTGGTGCCTGTTCCTGAGTGGGGCGGTTCTGTTTGGGTCCAGGAGATGGATGCCGCTACAAGAGATCGGTTTGATGCCTGGGTGGTCAAGAAGGAAAGTAATGAAGTCGGTGGGATGAGGCTCAGGGTCTTGATTGCAACGGTTGTTAATGAAGATGGCACCTTGATGTTTTCGGATCTTGATATTCCGGATCTGATGAGCAAGTCTTCCAGGGCCACCAGTCGTCTTTCTGATGTTGGTATGAGACTTTCCGGAATGAATGAGGAGGCAGATGCGGCAACAACAAAAAACTCCGAGCCCGTTCCGAACGAAGATTCCTCTTCCGACTCTGTCGTGAACTAGGATACCCGCACCCTGATTATCTACTCCAACACTTAACGGCAAGTCAGGTAGCGGAGTGGATAGCATATGCGGAGTTAGAACCGTTTGGGGCGGTACACGAATCGAAGTTGTTTGGAATGATTTGCGCAACGGTAGGGAATTTTTCAGTATTAGAAGGCAAGGATGAGGATACAGGGAAGAGAAGATACTGGGTGCCAGAAGACTTTGTCCCGAATCCTTTGATTGAACCGAAAATAGTTGAGAAAAAGAAGCAGACCCCGGAAGAGATGGCGGCAGCATTGAAATCAGCATTTGGTAGCAGAAAAAGTAAACAAAGGCGCAAGAAATGATCGATATTGGTTCATTGTATACCAGGATTGAGGCTGATACTTCCGGCTTGAATAAAGCCGAAACGAATATCGCCGCTTTTGCCAAACGAGCCGCTGGATACTTTGCTGGTATAGCCTCTGTTGCTGCTATCGGCGCCGCCATTAAAGAAGTTACCTTTGCCACAGCCAGGTTCGACACACTTGGTGTGGTGATGGAAGTAGTCGGCAAAAATGCTGGGTATTCAGCTCGGGAGATGGCCAAGTACGAGCAGGAGTTGCGGAAGACTGGTATCTCCATGACTTCTGCTCGCGAGACTTTGACCAAGATGTCTCAGGCTCAGATTGATCTTTCCAAGAGTTCTGAACTTGCCAGGATAGCCCAGGATGCGGCGGTAATCGGCAATATCAATTCGTCAGAAGCATTTGAACGGATGATTATGGGTATCCGCTCTGGCGAGATTGAGATCCTTCGTACTATCGGGTTGAATGTAAGTTTTCAAAACTCTTATGTTGAAATGGCCGCATCTCTTCATAAGACAACAGCCGAATTGACAGAGAGTGAAAAAGCAACGGCCAGGATGAATTCGGTACTTGCTGAGGGGCCGAAAATAGCCGGTGCTTATGCTGGGGCGATGGAAACCCCAATGAAGAAGTGGTTGTCACTTCAACGTTATGTTGACGATATCAAAGTCAAATTAGGAGTTTTGTTTCAACCGGCTTTTGGAGTTCTTGTCGATTCTATTACAGACGGACTTAAAAAATTTGGTAACGTTCTTAATGAAACAAATTTAAAAGGTTGGGGAGAAAATATAAAGTCGGTTCTGGAAGGAACTATTGCTTTTGGGAAAGCGATTCAAGACCTTTCAAATGCATTAGGGACTCCAGGGATAGGTCAGCTTGCTATTGTTGGTGGGGTACTTGCCAAGTTTGGACCTCAAGCGGCTATTGCAGCCGCAGGGGTTTTGACTCTTAATAATGAATTGGAAAAGACGCAGACTGGGAGTATTCAGCAAGGGGCCAGGGCTTATAAAGGGTTTGCCGAAAACATTCAAAACTTGCTTGATGTAGCCGCTGGAACGAGGGATTTTAATACTGGCAGAATTCTTACTGAAGTTGAAAAAGTCGAAAGAAAAATTGCTGGACTAAAAAATCAAAAAGCTACTTGGTCGCTCTTTCCCGATCCTGGGGAGATGGAAAGGCAGGCCAGCATTGTAAAGGCTAAAATTTCTGAACTTGAGAAGTCTATTCTCGATGCCAAGATCAAGGATGCTATTCAGGAGAGTATTTCCGATCCTTGGAAGTCTGCTCCTCGTGAGGCCGCTATTGCTCAGAGAGCAATGGAAAACTCCCTGAAGTCTTTTAAAGACAATCAGACAAGATCCTTGAAGACTCTCCAAGATGAATACGAGAAACACGCTGATGCTATAAAGAAGATTTCCGATGAAATAGCCCAGAATCAAATGTCTGGTGAAGAACTTATCCGTTCACTTCGACAGTCCGGGATGGATGATTTCTCTGCTTGGAAAGATATCAAGAAAGAGGCTCAGGAATATGAGCAGGCTGCAGAGAAAGCGGCCAAGGCAGGGAATTTTGACGAGGCTGTTAAATATGCCGATATGGCACAAGAGCGCTTTGTCAAATTGAATAAAGAAGTAAAGGAAGGGGATAAAACCCTCGTCAGTACAAAGCAGGGCGTTGCTGAGGCCATTGCTGGCGTTGAGCGAATGATCCAACTCAGGGATGAGGCCTTAAAAGGTAGCAAACAGATTGAGATAGATGCCGCAAATTCTGTAATTAAAGAAAGCAATTTTACTGTTGCTGCTCAACTTTTTGAAGATGTAAAAACCAAATCAAACGAAATAACAATGCAGACTTTTCCAGCTATGGGAGCTGCTTTTGATAAGGCCTGGAAGGATGGGGCCAATTCGGCCAATGTTGTTTTTACAAATATAGATCAATCTCTCAATAAGACGGCCACCAAAGTCAGTGAAACTTTATGGGCTGTACCGAAAGATGCTGCTGCCGGTATAGAGACTGAGGTCAGAAAGATTGGGGAAACATGGACCAATGTTTCTGATACGGCAAAGAAGGGGTCAACTGAAAATGTCAAAATGCAAACCGCTGACTCCAAGAAAATTGTAGATAAAGTACAAGAAGTTGGAAAGGGTTGGGAAGGTGTTTGGGAATCGGCAACTAAAGCAGCGGAAGCATCAATTGATAAGATGTTGGATGGGATAAAGAAAGTCCAGACAGAAGCCTCCAAAATAAAGATCAGTGAGAAGTCGGCAGGGGGCTCCGTAGCAGGCTATATGCTCGGCGGGACTATCCAGGCCCTTAGATTCGGTGGACAAGCGGTACATGCAGCTGCAGGGCAGTACTTCCCCGGATATGGCGGAGGGGATAAGATTCCGATTATGGGGGAAGCTGGGGAAGTGATGATCCGGAAGGAAAGGCAGCGGGAAGTCGGTGTTGGAACGACTCTTGCTTATAACGCCGGTGACTGGAAAACAGTGGTCCAGAATCTTCTCCCAAAACTCCGGATGGGTGGGCCTGTAATGCCGGGATTTCCTCGTCAGGCTTTTGCAATGGGTGGACCGATTCAACAGGTATCCCAGGAATCGACTTCAGAGTCAATCAGAAAATACTTTATTGCCGGCAGTCCAGAACCGATAACAGTACGAGCAGATAATCGAAATGGGGATAGACTTTTCTCCGAACTTCAACGGAAATTCCATAGGAGATCATAATGTCCATTTCACTTGGTGGTGTATCGCTTAATGATCATGTTTCCTGGAGAGGAAGATTCAATCAGTCTATCGTTTCTGGCAACGAAAGAGTAACGCTTGGTGGCAAGGTTATTCCTCAGCGTGGGCCTGCAGGTACTTCTGAAATAGTTCTTGAGGCTATTGAGGAAGACGATATCAGAAAGGGCTATTTTACCCAGGCGCAACTTACCTCCCTTGAGGCCTTCCGGCAGTCTGGTGAAACTATCTCCCTGAGTTATCATGGAGAGACAATAAATGTAAAGATTAAGATTGACGGCTTTGCTGTTGAAAAAACCCTGTGGCAATCGACTTTTACGGCTAACGAAAGATATATTGGAACAATTACATTGATGAGGGCATAATGCAGAATTCTGATCTAAAGGTTTATAAACAAAAAGCCAATGGCCGAATGGATGGTGCTGCTCCGGTTACCAGCGGAGTTGTTCAGAACGTTTTCCCTCATGTGACCAGCGCTCAGAGGACTGCTGGGTTTTTCGATTACAAGAAGACGTTCTGGAAAGTTGCTGATGATGCCGATGGAACTTTAATTGATCCTTCTGTTTATACCGATGCTCCAACCCTTTCGGCTACTGATTATGTGACTATGTTTTTGATGGGGCAGAGGGATGCCATTGAGGATTTGACTGGATATTCAACTGGTGCCGATACGGAAAGAAAATTCGGCACTGCCTATCTTGCAGAGAATATTACTGCTGGTGCTCAGACCATTGTCGTGGTCGTTAAAAATGCTGCTTTGGCTTCTGGTGCTGATTTGATTTTTGCTGATGGTGACAAGATCAAACTCACCGATAAAGCAACTGCCGATGCTCTGACCGGAAATGAAGAAGTTTTGACCATTAATGGAACCCCGACTGTTGATGGTCTTGAAATTACAATTACGGTTGATGAGTTAATTGCCAATAATTATACTGCTGCTGGAACTCCGACTATTTCTTCTCCAAGGGTTTCAAGCCTGATTGTACCAACAGCGGATATAGAAACTTCTGTAACTACTCCGGTAGTTACGAGCACTGCTGGGACTCTTGATACATCGACTTATCCAATCATCCTTGATAATATTGGGACTGTTGATGAGGACTGGACGTTGACCTTTACTGATGCCACTCATTATTCATTAACTGGCGATTCATTAACTGGGACGATTGGAACTGGAACAACTGGTGGTGATTTTGCTCCAAACAATACCACATTTACTAAACCGTATTTTACCATTGAATTGGAGGCGTGGGGTGGAACTTGGGAGGCTGGCGATACCGTCACTTTTACCACTCATCCGGCTGCTATTGGTATTGGTCAGAAGCGAGTTGTCCCTGCTGGGTCTGCCAGTTTAGCCAATAACAAAACCACTCAGGTGATTGTAGGAGAGGCCGTATAAAATGGCTTCGAAGCAACATACACTCCGGATTTCAATTGCTCAGCCAAGGCGAAATAGAAATAATGATGATTTCGTTTTGCTTGAGCAAGATCCCTGGGAACCTCTCCTTGGGTATGTGACGAAGTTCGGAGTGTATGCAACTATAAATTCGATTCTTTTCCAGGAGGATGAACCCGAACCGAACTGTCCCCCTACGATTATTGACGGCAATGTATATGCATATCCATCGAGGGAAGACCTCAACTATATAATCGGCTGTTCTTGGGGGTCATTATCGCCAAGGCGCGTTCAAATTTTAGAGCTTAGTGAAGAGATCCAAGTCGATCTTGAATTAGAATTAGGGCTCAAATACCCGGCTTTGGAGATCGTTTCGTCCGGGTGGATAGGACCAGTTTATACTTCTGATGGAGATATAGTAAATCCAAATCCAGAAGCGACCGTTACAACCGATGGGGCTTCTCTTCCTGAAAAGGTATATGGAACACTCATTATAACCTATAAGGTCTGTCGGCATACTTATAATTTAAATATTCAGCCCAGGCCGGATGCTAATGAGAATCAACTTCAGTCTTTTGTTTATGCTTGTTGGGATGGTGGAAATACTTATATGGAAATGGATATCCCGGAAGGATCTGAGACCGGAGAGTGTAATTATGGGAATGCTGATCTTGATATAATTCCAGATGATCAACCACCGGACCATGTTCCGCCAGAAGATGAATATGTTGATATTGATTATTGTACCGGCCTTGAGGCAATTTGATGAGTGAAAAAAACCTCCAGATAAGGATCAGTCCAGATTCAAGTTTGCTTCTCGATAGTGAACAAGAACCTTGGGTGAAACTTGAACAGAAACTGGAGTCAAAACTCTCTTATTATGCCTCAATTCGTGATATCTACAAAATGTGGACTTTGGCAGCAACTGGTGTGTCGGCCAGAACTTACAAACCGATTGGATGCCCTGTTGAGTTTATTGGATCTGATATTTATGTTTATTTGGGCTTTTATGCTTGGCCGAGTGATCCTGCTTTGCTTTATAACCTTGCTGCTTCATTGGGGACTATTGGACCAGTTCAGATCGTTAATTTACCAAGAGAGTTTTCCGGGTTCGTGAATAACTCAAATACCTGGGATCTTCCGTATTACATGGAGGATGTTTCTGTTGAATGGGAAACACCAACTTTCAATTCTTATGGTGATAGCATTCCCACTCCGAGCATTACCATAACAAATAAGAGGCTTGAATTTTCTACAGAAGTATTTGGGGCATTTCGAGTTAAAGGAAAAGCCATTGGGGGTTATTATCTTTTAACGATTGTCCTCAACAAGCCCATGACTCAGGAAGAAATAACCGAAGAGGATTTGAAAAACAATATAATTCAGCAAATTCAAGACAGAAAAATTGTATTTTCTCCACCGCCAATTGTTAAATTGAATAGTTATAAAATAGAGAATCTGGAAAGCACCATTACTGCTGATTGGCTGTCTTTAGATGGCGCTACTCAAACAGAAGAATTAGAAATTGAGATTCCCCAGTGCGTAAAAGATATTCTGGAATTTTGCCCCAATATGTATGAGACTCTAGTCCATCTCTGCGAAGAAGTATCAACCAGGCGAGTTTATTATTCAACCTGTAAAGAAGACACCATTGTGGCAATTATAGATGGAAAAGATCCTTTCAACTTCTGCCAGGATCTGACCCCATGAGTTACAAAAATTTAATTCTCAGATATCAATTACCACTTTCCGAACTGACTCCGGAAGATGAGTATTGGTTGACTATCGAGCAGGTAGTTGAGGATGAGCGGGCAACTGTTGGTTTTGTTGCTGATACCATTGACGCCCTTTTTGATACGACTTTATGTGTAGAAAGTCAGGATGAAGAACCTGTCGTCCCAGATGAGCCTGTTACTTCGGATTCTTTCGAGGATATGGATGAGGTTCTTGATAAGATAGCTGAGAAGACAGAAGTTGATATGTCGGCTTGTGAAATGCTGAGGTCCGGAACTTATCAAACTGATTTAAAGATTATTAGAAGCCACCCTGATGTTCCATATACATTACGGCTAAGTGTTGGCAAAATCATTAAAACAGTTCTTTCTTCAGAGCAGGTAAGCGTTAATCAAAACGTAAAAAATGAATCTTTTACTGTTCTCCCCTTTCCGGTTCAAACCGGATTGAGGGTTTCTTGGTTGGGACAGGTAATTGGTAAAAATGGCGTGATTACTCCACCACCAATACAGGCATTAGGAAATACTTTGTTTTGGGGAGTTGAGGTAACAGGATCTCTTCGTGCTGAGTTTGGAACTCTTTACGATATTGTTACTGTAGAAATTCCAGGTGTACCAAATTATGTTGGGTCTGAACTTGGCGAGTCTCAGAGTGCGAATATTTTGGCTTTTTATCATTATCATGTTTATCGAGCGGATATAAATCCTCCTGAAGTAGACGAAGGATTGCTTGAAGAGGTATGTGGATATTTAACTTCAACCGGAGTTCCACCGGACGAAGATCCCGAGCCAGAACCACCGCCAGAACCTGTTCAGCAATATGGTTGTATTGATTATTTTCCGCTTCCTCCATTCGGATCTCCGGTTACTGAACCTTGGTTCTTTAGTGAGAAATGTTGCGTTGATGGTCAACATGATGGCTGTAGAGTACGAAGCTTTAGGCTAGAAGGTGGGAAAAAGTTATCAGATGAAATTATCAACAGAATGACTTTAGAATGGCCTGGACCAATTGAGTTTATCGGTCTTGGCCCAATTACTCCAGAGGGGTGCGGAACTCGATATGAAGAGACGGTAATTCGTCAACAAAATTGCTGTGAAGATACTACTACGATTGTTTGGGATAGTGAAAATTCGGTTGAAGTTTTAGCTCCTGGGACTAATGGATGGGTCTTTGTTGTCGGCGGTACCGCCCCCTATCATTGGTCGGTCCAAGGGATAGATTTTACCTTTGATGGGCATTCACTACGTAATGCTGATACGTCTGTGCCTTTTATCAAAATTTATGCTGGCCCACTGGCCTGCGGCTCTGCACCTATTGAGGTGACAGATGGATGCTCAATTGCATCTGGATGGATACGAGCCACGGTCGGCAGATGGAGTTTGGCATATCAGACCGCTGGAGGTCTTAACGGTGATGATTCAACGCCCGCGTTTCAACATGCGTCCTCCTTTATAAATGCATTTGATAGTCCAGGTGCGACCGGCGTTAAAACTGGCATTAAGGGAAAATATAAAGTGGTGCAGAACTATGTCGAGTTCTGCCAGTTAGATTCATCGTTTTTAACTCTGGAAGCGGCCATCGAGAGGTGTGCCCTTGAAAGCAACAGCCCCAGCTGTTCGATTCCTTGGTATCACAAAACCGGGGGAGCATTCTATGATTCTTCCTTGGATGGCAGGATATGCGGGGCAATCTCTGCCACATGGCCTGAAGGATTTCCCAACTTTAAGTCCGGAAACCTTGGGTTTAGCAACTATACATACATTGCACTGCCGTGGTATTCATCCCGAGGTATATGGATAAACGTAGTATTAACTCAGGCTTATGAATGGATATGCTGATAAATATTGAGGTCTATAATCTCAGAGATCTGCAAAACACCAGGGCACTGTTACAGGCGGCAAATGCCGCTGGGCAGACTATCCCTGCAACAATTACAGTCATCGATACCGCCATTAGCCGATACATACCCGCCGGTGAACTACATATAACCCCAACCAAACGTCGCCGACCAGATAACATCACCACCTGCTCTGTCTGTGGTGGGTCGGCGGTCATTGTGCCGCTTGCGTCTGCCGACCGCAATCCATGCGCCTCCCACGCCATCCAGTGCCAGAACCGCCCGGCCACCGATCAACCGTGGAGGGCTGGAATGTGCGGCCATACCGAGTATATCGTGCGAGGTGACAAATAATGGCTCTCTGGACACCATCGGAAATTACTACTGATCTGTGGCTTGATGCCAGCGATGCCAGTACGATCACTATCGCCACCGGTGTCAGCCAGTGGGCCGATAAATCCGGCAATAATCGCCACGCCACACAGGCCACCACAACGAATCGGCCAGCAGTCGCACCCGGAGCAGTTAATGGCCTAAATGCCATTAATTTTGATGGCACTAATGATGTGCTGCGATTAGCTGCATCAATTTTTTCCAGCAAGACCAGTTATTCAGTTTTTTTGGTCTGTAAAAATGACGATGCAGGTGCAGGGGCTCGAATAGCATTTGGCGAACGCATAGCTGGTAACGGTGCTGGTGTGTTTATGGCGAAGATTGATAACACCAGCATTATCTACAGACGGGGAGGGATAACAGCATCAACCAATGCTGATATCACTGAAAGTGCGGGATTTCCCACTACACCACAACTTTTGGAGATGGTTACTTCTGCCTCTTCCGGACAAGCATTCCGCAATGGAAATAGTGTTGGAACCAATGCAAGTACCATTTCGACATTTACGCTTAATCCATTAGCAATTGGGGCGAACCTGACTGACTCTAATGGAGTTCAGCAGTTTTGGGATGGGTATATTTGTGAGTTTATAGTAATTTTTTCAGCGCTTTCGACCAATGATCGGCAACAGATAGAGGGATATCTGTCCTGGAGGTGGGGCCTCCAGGCTGGCCTTCCTGTGGATCATCCGTATAAATCAGCTGCGCCGACCATCCCCAATATTACCAGCGTCCGCGCCATCCTCGACCAGCCCTACAGCCTCATAGGAGGTCTGGTCCGCTCAATCCTCGACCAGACCTACCACATCACCAACCGCCAGGTCGCCGTCCTGATCCAGGTCTACAGTCTGCGTATGCTCGCCGTCCTGGCCCAGCACTATGGCAACGTGCCGGTGGTGCGGGCCTACCTGGAGCAGTATTACGGCTCGGCCGATCTACTGCGGCGTTTACTATCCCAACTCTTCGGTGATGCCCTGCAGCTGCGACAAAGTTTGGTTGAGAGTTGGAATTTGCCTGGCGATTTACTGGCCATTATGGAGATGAGGTATTTTATTTCAGAAGGAGATTTACGAGTTTTAATGTCATATAATTATGATCTTTCTGAATACACTTTACTTCGACAAAAACTCGAACAGATTTTTATTGCCGGACCAGACGCTGAAGAGGCACAAGAGCCATTATTTTCTGCAACTACAGATATTGGCGATTCATTAAACCCACATCATATTAATATTGAAATTGATGAAGGTGAATATGCAATAAAAGGTGAAATCCATCTTGCAGACCAAAATGAATTTCTTCTTTGCAAACATATTGAAACTGAAATTATTATTCCGATAGATTCAACGGAATATCATTTACTTGTTGAGGGACCAAGGCAATCAAGACCAGAAGGGGGCAGAGTTGAATATTATATTCCTCTTGCTTCAAAAACGATCCTTCTTGATAGCCCATATGCAACGCCAATAGATCAAGAATTTACTGGAGCATTAGCTTCTGTAATTGTTGCCGGCCTTGCTGCTATTAAATCAATTACGGTGGTTTGGCAATTGATTGATTGGTATATCCCAACAGGGGTTTTAACAGCAAACAATGAATCGCCATTATCCATAATCAGAAGGATTGTTAATGCTGTTGGTGGAATACTTCAATCATCTCCGGCTGGTGAATTAATTTGCCTTCCGGAATATCCTATATCAACAACAGAATGGGAAACTGCAACTCCGGATTTTTATTTAACTGATATGGATAACTTCTTTTCTGTAGATTCGACTTCTGATATTCGGGAAGGATATAACAGATTCTTAATTTCTGATAAAGTAATTGATGAAAGCGGATTGACTCTTGAACAAGTAGATATTGATGAGAACACCAAAGATATTTATGTTTATCAGGTTCCCTGGAATCCATTGGAGCAGGTTATTCTTCATACTTCTGGTGGAGCTTGGGTATCAATAGTTGCTGAAGGAATTACCACAGAAAAAATAACAGAAATAGTGGAGATAATTGCCGGCGAAGGAATGACCCAGAAGCCTTTTTACGGCAAGATTTCCCATGACTATAAAGAAACCGAACTTGGATTAATTACCATAAACGAAGATAAAACAGTATCTACAGACTTGAGCCAGAATTCGTTAGTCGAAGTGGTTTACAATACAAAATATTGGAAGTTCAGAGTTCGTGATGCAGAGATAGAGAAGGTTCAGTTCTTTCCGGAGGCAATAGCAATATGAAGTCTGGTGGACCAACAATAGTTGTAGATTTTGGTGAATCTGTAGCTGAATCAGATCGTCAGTTTATTATCGAGTTGGATGAGATAATGAATGTCGATGATCAAAGTGAAGTAAAAACTGAATTCTATAAAGACGATTTTATTTGGTTTCGGACTCATTACAATAGATCCAAATTACAAGTCACCGCCATCAAGACTACCGCTGGCCAAGTAGTAAATCAGGGCCAGGTATCAAGATCAAAAACAGATGAGATGTTATTTGTCAATAACGATACTCCGGTCAGTGTAAATTATGAAATAGATGGTTCGCCAAGCGCAGTTTGGTATGGCAATGAGGCTTCATTAACAAAAACAGAAGGTGGACTGAAAGCCTCTAACTCTCCTTGTATTGGAGATATTACATATTCGTTTTCTTGCACTCTTTATCAGTTCAGGCCACCTCCGCTTTCCACTTCTGACTTTCAGAAAGTAGCAGATAGTTGGGATATCGAATTGGATGAGGCACAATATCCTATAGCCATAGTTTTTACCGTCGAGGCCGTATGAGAATTCAAGTTGCCAGACCCCCAGGCAATAATCAAGGCCCAGACATCGTAGAATCGCTTCTAACGACGGATCAGGCCGGCATAGCTAGAGGTACAAGGGAAATAGATTATCACTGCAGTAATCGCAGTGTAGAGCGCGGGAATTGCACTTTGCTTCCTTATATGCCGGTTGGAAAACTGATGAATGTAACCGAAGAGTCTGGCCAGTATCGAGGGAAGTTAAAACTATATGCCATAACGATTGATATCTCTGAAAATGGAAGGCAGTTTTCGGCCACCACTTCCATAGCAATTGAGCGGGAAATGAGATGAAAAAAGAAACTCTCATAAAGTTGTTTTCTCCAGAACAACAGGTAAGTATTATTGCCACTATTCAGAAAAGGATATCCGGTGATCTTTATCAACTGATTGATGATTCCGGAAGGCTTTTGCAGGCCAGAGGATCAATTCCGAGATATTCTGGCGATCGAGTTATTGTTCAAAATGAGATAATTATTTCGGCAATTGGCAAAGGAAAAGAAGTAAAAACATTTATGGTGTAGGTGAGCAAATGAAAACCAGTTCTATTTTAACAATATTGGCGGTTGCTCTGATTGCTTTAATTATCATTGCAATGACTTCCAGTTGTTCTAGTGATAATGATAACAAGCAGACTGGGCCAGGGGATATCACTGCAAAGTATGATCCATTTGCTCAAGATGATACCGATAAAGCTATTGAGCTAGATATCGATGCTGAGGAACTCGAAGGAGTTGACTGGGTAGAGGCGCAACCAGTTCCTTATTCTGGTGCTGGTGAATTTGCAGCAGGCGTAAAGAGCACTGGGACATATGGGGTGCGGAATGGTAATCGTCAAGCATTCCGTACTTTCCCTATGTTTAGAGGGGGCACTGCTATCGTTGTGTTTTCTGATCGACCGCGAGAAGGATACCGAGTTCAATTAGGTAGGGCAAACCGAATCAGCAGCGGCCCCCATAATGGCTTTGTTGTAAAGAATTCCAAAGATAAAACCAATACATTTGCCCATTCACCGTATGGTAGGCATCCATCTCGGATAACTTATTACTTTTAAGGAGGAACCAGTATGAAAAGAATTGCTGCAGTAATTTTAGTTTCATTGTCTGTATTATTGGCTGGGTGTGCTCCACATCAGTTTGCCGCTACGGATGGTGCTGTCCAGGTCGAACTGAACAAGGAACACTCTCGTACGGCCTGCTATCAATCTCTGGCGATGAATGGTCCGGACTACTCCAAACTGAGCGACATGGCCATTGTCATGATCGAGCAGCAGAAGGCAACCGCGCAACTCGTCGGGGCATTGACTGGCAAGCAGATTGACCCCTGCGGTGGGGGGACGAACTTGAACGATGTCTTAATCGCTGACTCCAACAATCGTAATAGGAGCGTCCAGGTTCTCGGAGGCGGAGTGTTGAATGCGGTGAAGTGGGTAGCAGGGGCATGGGCTGCAACCGAGATTGTTGATAGTATAGGCAAGAATGCCGGGAATAGTACAACGAGCAATACGGAAGGTGGTGATGTGTCGGTAACTAATTCAAGGACCAACTCAGAGACTAATACCGATGTAACCAATACCGGTGAGGAAGGCACAGCGACTACCAGCGGCAGTTTTGATGCAACTACTCCAGTAGCTGATCCCGTAGCCCCTGGCGTAGATATCGTTGATACTCCGGTCGTAGTAACCGATAACTAATGTCATATATTTGCAAGACCTGTCAGCATTTACATATTGACAGGTCCAAATGCCCAGTCTGCAATTATCCAAATGAGGAAACTCATGAACGACTATCCGCCTCCACCAAAAGACAAGATAATTGGGATAAAAGTGGATCTGAAGAAGTTGGTGAAACTAATAAAACAGTTATTTCAAAAGAAGGGTAAGAAGCAAAAATGAAGTTCTGTTTTGTTGGTTTCACAATATTTTTATTTTGTTCATGTGTTCCTAGGGCAATGACTGGGGATGATTACATCAGGCTGATTATAGGAGACGAAGCGTATTATGAGATGGATCTCACTGATAAAAAACGTAGGGCAATTCAAGGAGGCTTTGGAAGCTGGGCAGCAGGTTTCGGACCCAGCAGGCTGGAAGAATGTTGCCATTACTGCGAATCAAATTGCTCTTATTCTAACCGCAATTGTTCTTGGGTTGGAAGCCATTGATGTTAAATTGCCGGTAAATGATGAGGTGATAATCATCGTTTCTGGATCACTTGCTGGGCTTTTAAATGCCGTAAATATCGTTCTGACGATTGTCACTACGAGAAAACTGAAAGGGGCAGATGCCTTAACTATTGGAACCCTAGAGGAGAAAAAACCATGAAGTACATCTTAATGTTCTTGCAGATGGTGCCGGCTATTATCGAGGCAGTACAAAAGATTGAGGAGTTCATCCCGGCTTCTGGTTGGGGAAAAGAAAAGATTACGGCTATCCGGGAAAGTCTCAGTGTGATTTTCAAGGAGATCGATTCAGTCTGGCCAGCTATCGAGGTCTTTGTTTCCGCAATGGTGAAACTGGCCAATCTCACCGGTGTATTCAAAAAGCCCGAAGTTGTTGAGCCTAAGGATGAACCTGTTCTGAAAGAATAAAAGAGATTTTATCAAATTTATATGGGTCTTTAACAAATCAACAATAAAGACCCATATAAATTTATAATGAAATTCGCAATCATCAAAGGAGAGGGTTGATGTCAGAACATGAGGACGAGAAAGAAAGCGGGAAATGTAACTTTGGAATTGATGGGCAATGTGCTTTACATGGCATTGAGGTAGAGCGGAGAAAAAATATGCAGGCATTAACCGATAATATTCCAAAAATACTTACCTGGCAAAATCGAATTTTTGGATGGTCACTTCTCGTTACATTATTTGTTGGTGGATCTTTTGTATACATCAAAGAAGTAAAAGATGATATGAAAGCCCAGTATACATCCAATGTCGGATCAACAGCAGCTGATATCAAAAACCTTTCCAAACAAATTGATCTATTGGTTACTGGGCAGGCCAGAACAGAAGAAAGATATGAAGCTTTACTCCGATCAATAACAGATATGAACGTAAATATTTCCACTCTTACATATCTTCAATTCGACAAAAAAGACAGTCTCAAAAAACCTTAATTGGTGGATATAATGTTGTTCAGAGATGGAAAAACAGAAACTCTTGATTATCGATGTGGATTAATTCCAGAAGCAAATCCTAATGCTTCATTATATCCGTTATATGCTGCAGCCCCACCTGATGGTGGTATTGATCTTAGCAGGAGGGAACTGATCAGCAAAAGAAGGGTCAAAAAGTTTGGTGACCCCATTCTTAACCAAGATGAATGGTCTGCCTGTGGTGGTATGGCAATGACTGGGGCTCTTGAACACGAACCTGGCATACAATCGCTTGGTTCTCTCTGGGCGCTTAATTTCTATTTTGATACTCAGGATCATGACCAATTCCCCGGAAGCGAAAGGCCTGGAGATCCAATTCAGGGCAAGGGAACCAGTTTAATTGCGCTTTGTCGAGAAGCCAAAAGAAGAGGCTTGATCAAAGGCTGGTATAACGCAAGAACCATTGAAGAGGTTATCATTGGTCTCGGATATTATGGTTGTCCTATATTCGGTTTTGATTGGACAGATGGGATGTCCAATCCTGATCATAAAGGATTGTGTCATCCGGTTGGAAGATCAATTGGTGGCCATGCTCATATAGGTACTTTTGTTAATTTGAGAGATGATCTAATGGGTGGTCCTAACTCCTGGCCTCAATGGAACAGAATAATGCACGGATTCTGGGTAATGAGAATCCCGGATGTTGAAAATAGGTTGAAACGCGGTGGGGAATGCGTTTTTATTGACAAGGTATGACGATGAAACTATCCGATGTTTTACAAGTCGTAATTTATCCTGGCCTGGCTTTACTGCCAAAGCAAATGAACTCTCCAGCCGCAATAGCCATGCTGTTGACAATAGGCATGCAAGAATCAAGATTCACTTATCGTCGACAAGTTGGTGGACCAGCAAGAGGATTTTATCAGTTTGAGCAAATGGGTGGCGTAGCAGGAGTTTTAAAACATTATCAAACCAGTATGATCATGAATAATGTACTTGATCGGCTCCAATACGATAGAAGTGTTTCTACAAGTTACTCGGCTATCGAACATAACGATGTTTTGGCTACGGCATTCGCTCGTCTATTGCTTTGGACACTACCAGATACCCTACCTCAAAAAGACGAGTACGAGCGATCCTGGGAGCAATACATCGAAGCCTGGAGGCCGGGGAAACCACATCGACAGACTTGGAATGAATTCTACAGGCAGGCATGGGGGATTTTTGAATAATGGGAAAGAACAATGCTGATGAACTATTGACCCTGGAAATAAATAAAGCGCTTTGCAAGGACTGTAAAGAATGTGAAAAACTTCTCCCTAAATTCAGGTCTGTTTATAACGGGAAGATAAATATTTCAGCATGGGCATATAAGAGAGAAGACGTCCGGAGAGGGGTAAAATCGGTTATTGAAATATGTAAACAGAAAGCAATTTCATTATATTGAGAAGAATTAATGCAAGCCCCCCCACCAGCTTTGTTGGCATTATACCATATTGGAGTTATTGGAAAGATCGAAATAGACTACCGACATATGCATACTCCTTCGAAAAGTACATACGTTCGCCTTCATGGGAATCTCGGTAGTATAGATGGAAGATGGGATGAATACAAAGAGTTTCTTGAAGTGTCAGTGAATTGGAATAGCGTAGCGAATATTAAACCAGAATACAGTAAGCAGCTTGAGGCCTGGTATATTTTTGCTGAGACAGAAAAGAAGGAGTTGAAGGAGTTTGAGAGATTAAAAAAGAAGTTTAAAGGGATTTTATAACTTCTCTATAAACTCATAGCAATTACAATATTTACAACCAACAGCAGCATAATTATCTGCCCAATCGAAATGTCTATAATAAACATGACCGCATTTACAAATTCTATCGTCCCCGTATTTCGGATTATATTTCAACGACTCTGTATTTATATCTGCTATATATGGTTCTTGTTTATTTGCCTCAATGATTTTTGATATTTCTATATTAAAAAATTCCATAAATTCTTCTCTGAATCCCTTAAATAATACCAAACTTATCCCCACCCCAATATTCATTCCAATAACAATAAAGAATAAATCACGTAACATTTTTCTGTTCCTCTATTTTTCTCAATAATCTTTCTGATCTTTTCCATTGCCGGTAATGGTTTTTAACTATTGCTGCTTGCAGTTTAACCAGTTCTGCCTTTGCCTCTTCCCAGGTATCCCGGACTTTAATGTAATCGGTGTCTTTGGATATCGGTTTGCCGGCCAGAAAAATAACATCTTCATTCTCCCTGACGATATCCACTTCGACAATTACTGGGTCAACTTTATCTGACCACATTCTGATGATATAGCGTTTCATTTCTTCTCCATAAATGAAACAAGTCGAGTCCAGGTATAATGACTTATTTGATTGTCATTTTCCAGTTGTTCATAAATGTCTGATAAAAGGCCTTTGGCCTCTTCCAAGTCATTTAACTCTTCCCGGATTTTATCGAGAATATTATTCAAATCCTGTTTCTCGGGTAAGGAATTTACTTTTCTCATTTTAACCTCTTGACTATTGTCTGCCGGCCCCGCATCGAAAATTCATAAATACAATCCGCCACTTCAAGCAGATCCTCCCGGCTGGCTCGCTCATCGGCAATCATCACAATCTGCAGTCCCGGCCAATTCTTTTCCGGCCTTGGCTTGCAAATCTCCGACAACATAGCCAAGGCTCGCCGATTGGCCTCTGCCCCCTTGAGATGCTTGAAGGGTTCATCAAGCCAGATACTGGCGCGGTTACGGGGCGATCTAAGGGACCAGAGAGCAGGGCGCAGGGCCAGGCCGGCAATATCGACGGAACCAAGCCCGCTATTGTCTTTGGGGTTAATTCTCGCCCCCTCCCGGACAAACCAGAAGTCGACCTCGACCTTGCTTCGCTTAATTTCAAAAGATACCTCGAAATCATACGGGTCTTCGAAGACTGATTGCAGAGCCAGTTTAGGTAGCTCAGATAATTGATACCGAAGTTCATCTTGAGTTGATTGGGCGGTTAACTGGATGATCACCTGCGCCTTTTCCGCATTGCGGAGTTCGCGGCGGTGGACCTTGGCGGCGGTCTGGGAGGCGGTAAGTTCCTCCTGGATCTTTTGCCGGCGACCTTTCAGTTGCTGGATTTTGTCTTTGTAGGGTTGCAGGTTCATAAAGTATTAAACATTTTATTCGTCCATATTGAAAAAGTAGATGATTTTACCGATTTCGGACATTCATCCATCCATTTAAACCAATCATATTGTTTTTCTTTATTCCATTCTGGGGAATATGCCCAAAAATGTTGTAGATTATGGCAACTTTCGCATAATAAAATTAAATTATCAGGATGTAGACTGCCGCCATCACTTTCCGCTCTTATGTGGCATTTTTCTAAATAAACCGAAGATTGACAACACCAGCATTTATTTGAATCTTTATTAAAAAGAAGTGCAGAATGAGCAGCTATTATTTCTTCAATTGGCGTTGTTATTGATTTTCTTTTGCCATTTTCCCTTTTTGTTTTTAGGTATCGGTCTTCGTATTTATAGTTTAATTTTTTCTTTTTTCTTTCAATAATTCTTCTTGATTTTTCTACATCAACAAAAATAGCTTTTTTCTTATCAATATAGATGATTTTATATATTAATTTTTTCGATTCTTCTTTCTCTTTTGCCGTCCAAGGAATTCCAAACCTCGAATTATGTCCTGGTTTAAACAAAGATTTAGATGTTCTCCAATGTGAATTTTCATCATTCCCTACTTTTTCGCCGCAACCACAAAGGCAAAAAGGTCTTTCAAAATCTTTATATTGCATTTTTAATCAACTCCAATCATAATCCGCTTCCAGACTTTCAACCGCAGCCTCGATTTCGGTATTAATCTTTTTGATCTTCCGTTCTTCCTTGGAGATTTCCCGTTCAATATCCTCAGCGGTTTCACAATCATCTGCCGCCATTTGCTTCTGGATCTGGGTCTTCTCCCCACGCAGTTCGGCCAGTTCGGTTTTCCGCTTGGCGACTTTTTTCAACATGTCAGCTATTTTTTGTTCGCTCATTTCAATCCCTCATAATAATTCCATACCTTATCCCGGACGCCCTGGGTTATCAGTCTGTCGCTGACCGCCGCCTCCAGGTTATCATGGAAGTTAATCCCTGATACAACCTGCTCACCAAGTTTCTCTACAAAAGCATCCAGGCGGTTTTCCTTGGCCTTCTTGATATCGATATAATCTCGATTGATAACCCCTTCCTCAATCGGTACGTAAATTCTTTTAATTGTATTGGTATCTGCAAACCACAAAAAGACACTGGGCTTAAAATCAATCTGGTCGGCATCATTCCGCATCAAGGAACCGGGATTGACAAGAACCCGCCCATCTTCTTCCCGGGTAAAGGTCTGGTGATTATGGCCGCAAACAATCAGATCAAAGTCCGGCAGCAGATCCATTACTTCCTTGGCAGAATAACCGACACAGCCGGGGAATGGTTCAAACTCTTCGTAGACCATGGCGTGGACGAGGGCGATATATTTTTCTTCAATTACGGGTCGAATTAACGGCTGTTTTATTTCCAATCCCCAAGGATAACCAAAAAGATGAATTTCCGCATCAACAGTTGTTTTCCATGGATATGTCACTTTTATAGCTCCGGCTCTTTGCAGAACCGCCATTGCTGAATTGGAATAATTATCGATTGATTTCCCCGGCAGATCGTGGTTACCAGGAATGGTATAAAACCTCTCTGGCAAATTCTCCATTGCCCAACCAAGCAATTCGTGGCTCGGATTGGATTTATATCGCTTATCAAAAAGATCCCCAGCATCCAAGATAGGACAATTATCATTCTCCATCTGCAACTGGCAAAGCCATTTGATTTTCCTTTCCTGCGCCGCCCAGTGATCATCTGTCCGGCAGGTCGGTTGGAAGGCCCTCAGTTCAATATCGGCGGTCAGGATGGCGTCGGCTTTTTTGGGATGATTGCTTCGTCTCATGATTGATTCATTTCGCGTAAATTATTCATATTTTCAAAGAACCATTCAATCGGAACTCCCATTCTAAGACAAGTTTTCGCATGATTGTAGTTATTTTGCCAGAAGATTTGAAAACTTGTCATAATTCCCTCCCACACTCGCTACATATATTTGGAATCTTCGCCTGCAGGTCTTTTAACTTTTCCTCGACCTCGACAATCTCTTTACCTATTATACTAAAATCCGACAATAATCTTTTCAGTTTTTTTACTCTGGTGGAAGATAATTCCAAGGCCCCTGTACTGATCCTGATCTTTTCAAATCGATCCTCAATACCATCAAAGTTTTCCGCCGCTTCCTTCCTTTTTATAGCGGCATTCAAAGTCAGGATTCTATTCAACCTCGCAATCCGCGATTCCGCAGCCTGTACCGCCTGTAATTTCGCTTTTAAACCCTCAAGCGTAGATTCGGCTGCAAGTAACCCTTCCTTGCCTATAATCGCATCCTCAAGCGTTTTTAGGCTATCCCGCAATTTCTTCAGATTTTGAATCCTGGAGCCGGAGAAGGCTTGCAACTTTTGCATGGTATCAATCTGGCCGACCCGCTCTTCCATATCCTCAATATCGGCAAACTCTTCTAACTCTTTTTCCTTGGCTTCTGCCGTTGCTTTCTCGGCTTTCCATAATTTATCGAGTCGGTTTACATCTTCCTTGGCATTGGAAAGAGTTTGTTCTATTTCATCCAGGCCGGCAATCCGATTGAGTATGCGGCCTCGCTCCCCGGAAGTTTCGAACATGAGGAAAGCCCGTTCAATCTGAGTCTGCAAATTGACATCATCCAGATCCAGCAGGGTGGCTATATTGCCCGGAACGGAAGTCCCGGCATTGATTGGCTTCTCCTCATTGAGTACATAGCTGTTTTCCGACTTATCCCGGACTCTCTTGAGGATAAAGCCGGGATTGATAAACTCGCCAGTGACGGCCGTTGTACCATCCCAGTACAGGGGCCTCATCCACTCACCACCTGGATTATTCTGGGTCAGCCATTTATAGGCTCGGAATGATCCTGATTTCCCCCGGTCGGTTTCCCCGACAAAAACATTCAAGCCGGGGGAGAACTCAAAAAAGGTATCTTTGTGGGATTCAAGATTTTCTATCCGGAGTGACTTGATCATACCGATTCACCAGATAAAATGAGTGGAGATTTTGGTTCAATATATTTTCCGGCCGGGATTGTTCTTTTCAAAGAAATGATTCCTGGGGTAAGAGAAAGTTCCGATTCATTCATAGCAATTTGCGCCTCATATGTCGTCGTAATTCTTCCTGGAGAATTATAAATATTGGGAATCTTTATCTCATGGATGAATTTATCCCCATTTTGAAACATCTTTATTACATATGTCTCGATTGGCTGGCCATTGAAGGCTATTTCAAAATCCAGTAACTCTGAATCTGGAGTACTCAGATAAAGTGTAATTGCATCGTCAACCCACGATCCCCTTGGCATTAATGGGGCCGGCAGTTTTTGAATCAATGAGCATCCCAAAACTAGAATAGATGTTTTTATGAATTGTCTTCTGTTCATTTTATTTCCCGTAAAATTTTGGCCTGATCCCATACTCCCGGAAAAGGCTTTTTAATTTAACCGTCAAT